CAACCATTACATCCGGCAATACAGGATACCTTCTTCGCCCTTCTGGATCACCGTGCTCAAAGAACGCCTTAGCGTGTTTGTATCCTACACCAAGGAGCTTCTTTAAGAAGTTCGACCCTGTGTGCGGTACACTGATGATCTTCAACCTGGAGCGTTCAGGTTTCACTTCTTCTTACCGACCCGCACGAAGTCAATCAATCCTTTATCTCCTCCGAACTTCTCGTCCTTGCCTAGTAGCACACGCTTAACCGTTCTACCGATAGAAGGGCCACCACCTGCGTATCGGCCTGTCTTCTTTGCCTGAGTGCTCTTGTCTACAACAGGTACGCCGTTCACCGAGTAGGACTTAGCTTTGGCTTCTGCTTTCTTTTGATTAGTTTTAACTGCTTTCTTGGCACCGCGTAAGCTTGCTTCTGTGCTAGATCGTGTTAAGCCCGTGTAATCTTTTCTGCGAGTAGGCTTGGTCGCTGGCTTAGCACCCCGCATACTTGCCTGCGTACTGGCTCGTGTTAAACCTGTGTAGTCCCCTTTAGCCGTAGGCTTAGTTGCAGGTTTGCTTGCAGGTTTGCTTGCAGGCTTACTTGCAGGCTTACTTAAGCCTTTGACTGCTTTACGTACTTTACCACCGTACTTAGAGCCTATCGCCATAATATCTTTTTGCACTGCTGCCATGCCTTTCGGACCTGTAGGTGCAGAAGCACCCGACTTCGTAGCAACCTTCTTAGCTACTACGGAAGTCCCTCCTAGCAAGTAGTCTGCTCTAGTTTTTGCAGCATTAACATCAAGCTTTACATTCGATTTATTAGAGCTTACAGGTTTGCTTTTCTTTTTAGAGGCAGCGCTCCGCTTTTTATTAGCAGTCTCTTGTCGTCTTTTTGCTTGGCTATTTTTGAGCCATTTGTCTCTTTTGTCGTACCCTACACCTTGTGGCATTATTTTTTCCTCGTTTTTTGTGCTGTCCGTCGTCCACCTATCTTACCCCCGGCAGAACGGTTTGAGCTTCTTGATTGCATTCTAGTGTTCGATGTACTTTTCGACCCGCCGTTTGCTAGCGCCTTCTTGTGTCCTACATCTTTTCCGTCACCTTTTTGAGCGGTTCCTTTCTTTTCTTTTTCGTTACGAGCCTTATTCCTGGCAGCTCGATTCTTCTTCTGCTCCTCTTGGCCTTGGTAAGATCTCTGCCTTTTACTCCGAGCTTTAGCGTTACTTTTAAATTGGCCCTTCTTCGGCACCCGGCACCCCCTCTGTGTGTACAAGTTGTTCTTCACCTAGAGCTTGCTGGGCTTGCTGTAGCATTCGCTGTGTCTCTAGTTGCTCTATTACAGCCACGTTATCTCTAATGAGGCCGAAGCGTTCTACCCCGAATGCGTCCTCGATCATCTTAGCCAAAGCTTTCCCTGATACGTGAGGCGCGATTAGCTCACCCGCAGGCGTGTTAAAGATCCCTGTGATGTTCTGCACTAGCTGACGCTGAGTGGCAAAGTGCCTTGCCCCCATAGGTCGGATCTTGCCCCTCCCTGTGATGTCATCCTTAGTGATGCTATTAAAGATTTCTGCTCCGATGTCGTCATCTTGGATACGGATGATCTCTTGCGCTGACATGTTCCGCTTTGCAACTTCTAGCATACTATTCAACAAAGGCTCTAAGAAGTTCTTCTCGAAGTTCAGTACCTTCTCAAAGAAGATACGCTCAGAGGCTTGATTCAACGTCTGAACCTCGAACGCTGTTTTCTCCCCTGGAGTACGTACACCCATAGCTTCTCTGGGGGCGCCTGCGTACAGTTCCATCTTATCTTCTAGGATTCGGATCTGCATGTCTGCATTCAGAGCTGCTGTATCTGGAGTTAACATCTCTACATCCTGATCCCCCTCATCGAGGTGAATCTCTGCAAAAGGTGCCCACTCGAACGCCTCTACCTCGCCCCTGATCTTCAGGGGAGGGAAAGCGATTAAATCGAATACATCTGCTTTGATGTTCTCCAAATGGTCAATGCGGTACTGCATCCCCACCAGATTATGCAATGGACCTTGGGCGTACAGGTTATCAGGACGGAGACGCCAGCCTACGTGCTCTTTCGTGCCCTTCGGCAACCAAGTCTGCATAGGCTCTTTCCTGATAACGAACTGTCGATCCATTACAGTAATAACGTGATCTTTCAGGAGTACACCGTTCTCGGTGTCGTAAATATCCCCTTCAAGATGCAAAAGCTCAACGTAAGGAGACTGGTAGTACTCAGATATATTCCCGAAGCCGTCCATCTGGTACGCTTCTACCTTCTTCCAGTCATCTTGCGTTAAAGAGCCTCTGAGGTTATTCCGATGCTTATCGGCTTCCATGAAGGCTTCTTTGATGTATTTCAATCCAGGCTGCTCTTCCATAAGGCTGGCTAGTTCTCCAACCAACAGAAGCTGCCGCGTTATCTTAGGTGTTCTCTTGAATGATTCTGCCACAGGGTTGATATAAATATCTGACATCGAAATTCTGCACAATCGTGGACCGACGTAACCCTGTATGAGTTCTCCATTTATCTCCTTGAGTTCTTCTACCCATTCTACTTCAGCGAACGCATTCCCTGTGTCAATGTAATCGTACACCAACCTAGAGAGTGTCTCCTCGAAGTCCCCTGATCGAGTTTTGTTCTTCAGGTAAGACTCAATCGCTTCTGCTTTAGCGTCATCTTCCTCTGAGTCCCCTTGCCACTTCACCCAATCATCATTCGGTATCAGTGCCGCCATGTAATTCGCGTGAAGGTTATCCCTGAGTTGCGTTAACTTAGGATCATGCGTACTGTTCCTCCAAGGGAGGTCAGCGTTCGTTGTGCTTTTCGTGCTCGTAGCAAAGATGTAATTCCTGAGTTCCGTTTGCTCTGCATCGAAAGACTGACGTTGATTCCTGAAAGTTTCGTACAGGCGCGTGATCTCTCCTGCTAAGTGCGTCTTTGGCGAGAAGAGATCTCGTATCTGAGCCACAGTGCCTGGCATAGTTACCTTCCTATATTAACTGCGCCCAGCCCACCGAACCTTCTGTTCGGCTGGAACTGGACTACATTCTTATCAATTGTGCTGGCAGAACGTCTAGGCTTAATGAGTATCTCTACTGCCGCTGACAGAGCGTCCTTGATGTCGTCATGCGGAGGTCTAGCCATTATGAGCTCTTCCTCTAGCATCGGTATGTACCCACCTCTGTAGTGCCACATGATTTGATTATCGTACTTCACTTCAAGGTTAGCCTGGATACGTTCTTCCTTCGTACCCTCATGCCTACTGGGTGCATGTTGATCTATCTTGATGTATATACCTTCTTCCTTGAAACGTTGCAGCAGATCTTTAACAATCATACCTTGTGCAGCGTTCACTTCTGCTCTGATCTTCCTGAAGCCCCACTTCTCGTTCATACGAACAATAGCTTCTTGGAAGTCCTTGATCCTATCCGTCTTGAAGCGATCTATGTCTAAAACAAAGATGTCACCTTCAGTGTTCATACCGCAGACTACAATAGCAGTGAAGTCGGACTTCTTGGATAACGAGAAAGCGAAGTCAATCGCCGCCACTACGTTCATCTTAGTTTCTTTCCAGAACCACTGCCCGTTCACGTTCTTGAGGTACTTCGGATCGTAATACTGGAACCTGTCCCTATTGAGGCGCTGTGATTCAGGGTCGTTCGGGTTATTGTAGTACTGTGCATAGAACTGCGTCTTATCCTCGTACTCAGCATATATCCTAGACAGTACCTGGCGGTTAAAGCCGAACTTCTTCCCGCTCTCTGGGTGTGCTTCCCGAGGCCACAGGAACACCCCTGCATCCTCGACTACATCTTCCCATATATCCCAAATGTTTCGCTCGCCTACGATCTCGTCCTCTTCGTTGAACAAGCTTTCTTTTTGCTTCTTCCATATATCGTACTGGTCAGAGGGATGATACCGCGTGCCTGCGGCTTTAATCATTCCACCAGCGTTCTTAATACTAGACATCTGTGACATAGCAGCGGCAGTTTTCCTTCTGCCTTCTATAGTGTAAGCGTTATCAGGGACCACAACGTCATCTGCCACGATTACGTCTGCGTGCCACCCTGTCGTGTTCGTCGTCAAACCTGCGGTTGCTATCGTGAAATCCCTTATACCTTCTTCTTTTCTTAAAGGATGATCCACGGAGATTGCAGTTGTGCTCCATTTCTCCCTCTTACCTTCCTCTGGATCTAGCATATCAGGCCAGAACCTCTTGTACACCTTTGAGTCCATCATGCCCTTTATTGAGTACAACTGTTGCTCTGCTAAGGTGCTCGTTGCAGAGATGTAAAGCACAGTTGTGTCAGGATGTTTCGTTATCCACCAACAAGTCCATACAGCTAGTATATGAGACTTCCTGTGCCCCCGTGGGAGCAGAACTAACTGATTCGAGTCGAACTCCCCGTCATGCGAACGGATGTCATGCGAGGAGTCCTGAAGCCACTTGAAGATCTTTTCATGTACTTCGCCGTACACAGCCTTTGGGTTCACCAGTTTAGCGAACGATAGAAGGTCTTTCTCGAAAAGCTTCTGGGCCTCTCTTATCGACTCAGGTCGCTTCACTTACCGAAGACTCGATCAATATCATCTTTGTACAGTTCAACAACCTTATCCTGTACAGGTCTTGTGCTTCTCCTTACTTTTGCCTTAGCCTGTTTATCTAGCCAAGATTGATCCACAAGGTACTTAGCCGCCTGAAAAGACTCAGGAGCCTGTTCGATGATTTTACGCATACCTTTTGATTTCAATCTCAGGTTCAGCCAGTTCCGCATACTAGCCACTTCT